CAACGGAGACAGTTCACCAGCGTTGAAGGACGTTTGAGCAGGTGAGGCTTTCATCAGTACCTCACTTTAATCCACTCGTCCTCCTCATACACGACAGGTGGGTTCTCCTGCGCGTCGGCCCGCTTCGCGTCATCGATGAACACGTCGTATTCCTCCAGGAGCGCCTTCTTTTTCGTGGTGCTCTGGGTCAGTGGTTCAGCGAGTTCTGCAGCCAGGCGCGTGGCAACGGTGTCGAAGAACAGTGCGTCGTAGACGTTGGGGTCCTCGATGCGGGCGATGTACCGGATGTAGAGCACCGTCGCGTTGGCGTGGATGAACCCCTTCTCCAACTGGAACTCGCCAGTGGACAGGTCACGCACTTCGAGCAGGCGCAGGAAGTCAGAGGGTAGGGGGAACTTCGCCGTGAAGCCCCACGACGGGGCGGTCTCGTGTGGAGCGAGGTTCGTGCGAACCACGGCGAAGTTCCACGGGTGTACGCGGAGCACTCGGTCGCGCACCAGGGGCCAGTTGCGCGAGCACAAGCGCGCGGCCTTGGTGTTGTCGTCAAGGGACGTGATGGCACCGTGCCCTGCCTTATCTAGGGCACTGTTGCAGAGGTCAACGACACTCGGCATGGGTTACCCCATCACTGAGGTTCGAGGCGCAGGATCGCGTTCTTGATGCGCTCCAAGAGCACCGCGATGGCACCCTTCTCCAGCGTGTCGTCGTACAGGACGCGGACACCGTTGGTCAGGGTCAGGGCGCTCCCGTCTTCCAAGGTCATCGACTCCTGTTCCGTCTTGATCGCGGCGTCAACGAATTTCTTTGCCATGGTGTGTCCTTTCAGGAGAACGGGGGCCGAAGCCCCCGGTTCATCACGGTGCCGAGAAGTACAGGTCCACGACTGCGCTGCCAGATCCGGGGAGGTCGGCAGCGGCAATGGTCAACAGGATCGTTTCTTCTGCGGCCAGCGGCACGTCATCAGCCGCGGTGTACAGACCGAACAGCGTCGGCACCGTAGTCGTGTGCGTTGCCGCAGTCCGATACTTTCCAGTCGTGCCGGCGATACCGATGGCGATGGTTGCAGTTCCGCCGAACGTCGCCGAGGCGTTGATCATGCCGAATGCGAACGTGTAGCCAGCCGGCACCTTGGTCAGGACGATGGTGTCGCCATTGGCCTGTGCCGCGAACGCGACTACTGCACGGAACCGGCGCAGCCGGCCCCCGACTACAGCACCACTCAGTTTCGTGGTGGGGGAAGTCCCAAGGCCAGCGGCATCGGTGGAATAGGTCGTGGTTGCCATGTCGTGTGCTCCTTACAGATCGCAGATGATCTCGACGACCTTCTTTTCCTCGGTGCGGGTGGCACCAAAGGTCCCTTTGACGTACACCTGCGTGGCATACGACTTGTCAGCACGCTCGCTGATCTTGGTCGTGATGTCGTTCCACATGCCCAGGTGCATGCCCGACTTGGCCCAGGCGATGCAGCGCCGGTCGCCCGACCCATCGACACCCAGACGCTCGCAGTGGATGAACTTGAACCCGAGAAACGTGTCCACGTTGCCCTGCACCAGCGCCTTGACGGTGTTGTAGTCGGAACTCGTGACCTCGGTGGTGCCGAGCAGGTTGTCCATCTGCACCGCCGTGACAGCGACGTAGAGGGGGTCCATGGCGACATCGACCTCGTTGGTCAGCAGGATTTTGCGAGCCGTGCGCAACTTGGCGACCGTGAGACCCGTGGCGCCGACGACGATCTGCTGGTTGGCAGTGTCGAATGCGGTGCTCGTGGAGCCGTTCTCGCCGGTCAGGGCGGTGCCCAGAGCAGCGGTGATGATGATGTCATCCATCGCACGACCCAGAGCGTATGCGCCGTTCATGGCGTAGGGGCTCGTGGGGTCGATCAGCATGCGCAACTTGTCCTGATCGTCGATCATGTCGGCCCACTCGAAGTCCGAGGGGTGACACCAGCGGGCGTCGTGCGGGGTGCTAATCAGTGGGGTGTCGGCGTGGCGGCTGGTTTTGGCTTGCGCCGTCACCGCGCCGATTTGCTCGACAACCTTGGCGGCTTTGCCGGTGTAGGAACCGACGGTCACGCAATCGCGCAACCGAGATCCGCGCTGCTGGAGCAGCAACTGCACATTGGTGCTGTACTGCTGCACGAACGCGGTCGTGACTTGGAAACTCATGATATGACCCTTTCAGGTGGTAAGTGGAAACAAAATCACCGAAGCTCTGTTTCGACTTATCCACATGAGTGGGGTCATTTGCTCAGAAAATCTGGAACCTGGTTGTCCTTGACGGGCCGAGTCAGTGTCTTCCGAGTGGTCGGGGCCGGTGGGTCCTCGACTGCTGACGATCCTATCACATATTTTTCAACGTGTGCGCAAGACTCAATGAGTTTTGTCACATCGAACAATCCGACCTTGGTCGCTTGTCCCACCATGGCCTCGAATACGCGCAGCCGAACCTCATCCCCCTGCATGCGCGGCCTCCATGAGTCGCTGGAGCTTGCCCACTGCATCCTTGTCGCCCGCGAGGTACTTGCCCATGAACTCCTTGTCGAGTTTCAGGTCCGCGATCTGCTGTTTCGCGGCGGCAGGGGTGGTGCCGAACCCGCCCTCGCTGCGCTCCCCGGCGAACGAATCCTCGCCCATCTTGGAGCCGAGTTGCGCGAACAACCGGAGCATCTCAGCCGTACCGAGTTTGTCCTCGATGGCACTGAGTTTGCCAGCGTCGTACCCCAGCGCCGAAGCAGCGCGCCGCCCTGCACCGATCATCTGGTCGTAGGCTTGACCCCACTCCTGTTTCAATGAACCGATGGCTTTTTCGGATTCCTGCGCCATTTGGGCTTGAAACTTCTCCTGCATCGAGCCCGACATGCCGTTGAACTCGTTGAACAGAGACTGTGCCTGCTTGGTATTGAGCCCGTGCTTGTGCGCCGCGCTCTTGAACCACTCGACCATCTCGGGACTGCCGCCCTCGGGCACCTTGAAGCCGTACTCATCGGGGTTCGCTGGTCGGCCGAGTTTTGTGTAGAAGGCTTCGAGTGCCTCGGGGCTGGCGTCCTCGGGTGGCAGTTCCAAGAGGTTCTTGGCGCCCCCGGCGAACTTCTCCAGGTTGCGGTACGACATCAGCAGGTCCGAGGGTTCCTTCCACCCCTTGTTGCTGACGTAGGCGTTCGTGTCCTCGTCGAATGCGGCTGTCCAGACCGAGTTGGGCGCCGGTTGCGCGGTGGGTGCAACACCAGCGGCCGGGGCAGCAGTGGTGCCGTTATCGCCCAGCAGGGCGGCAGCAGTGGAGTCAGTCATTGGGGTCTTCCTCGATGAGATTAAAAACATCCTCGTCGGTCAACTGGAGATGTGCCTGTATGCGACACCAAATTTCCCGTCTGCCTTCAAGGAGGTACGTGGTCTGGACGTTGTTCACGTCCGCTGTGGGCACCGATGCCCGACAGAATCGCCTCAAGTCCGCAAGTACTTTGCGACCCTCGGGGTTGTTGAACGTCGCGCGGTAGGCCCGCCGACGAATGAGAGTCATGGGGTTGAGGTTCATCAGAGTTTTCGCTCAACCTGCATTCGCCTCAAAGTCTGGAGAGGCGTCTCTCCTGGACGCATGGTGTAGCCGCATCCAAGTACACCACCTTTCCAAGAACTTGACTTTTCACCAACCTCGTCACTGAACTGAATGTCGATGTACTCCTCATATCGTCGATACGGTATCCACGGACGAGTCCACAAACGACTTTCCTTTTGAATTGTTGCGTCCCTGTGCTGGGTTGTTCCATTGCGCAGTAAATACGTGAACGAGTGAGTCTCAGGCTCACTGAGAACCAGATGTTTCCGGTGTCGCCACTGCCACGGCATCTTGAATATCGTGAACGGATCATTGGTCTTGCCGTGCTGCTTCCCCCAATGCACATGCAACCCATCACCGAAAAAGTTGAACCCGTAGGTGTGGCCAGAACACTGATAGTCGTCCTTCGACACCCACGGCCACGGAAAGGCGACTCCGATTTTCATGAACCCGAGTCCGATTCGCACCCAACCGGCGCACTCCTCGTCCTCGTGCCAATCGGACGGAAACTCGATCTCTAGTTGCAATCCCGACAACCCGAGTCGGATGTACGCCACCTCAGACCACCGAGTCATGAAAAACCGGAACAGGTATCCTTGCAGGTCCTGCGTCATCGACATCCTCATCGTCATGCTCCTTGAAGTAACTGGTTAGCCTGCGCTGCGTCCTTCATGGCCCCGGCGAGGGGTTGTGCTGCCTGCACCATCGCGGCCTCCTGTGTCTGCTGTGCGCGCTGCTGGCGCAGTTTGTCCACGGCGTCCTGACTGCGCAGCACCGGGGTCGGGACACCGGAGACCTCGGCGGTCAACCGGGCCAGCGCGTCGGGGTCGAACACGTCGAGCACCTCGGGGTTGATCTGGGCGAACGGGGCCAGCAACTCCATGGTGCGCTGCACACCGACCAGTTCCTCGGCGCGGGCCATGCGGGACATCGGGGAGTCGTAGACGATCTCGTAGTCGCCCCCGGCCTCCACCAGTTCGGGGGGCATCGGGGGCAGGATACGGTGGAACATGAGCAGATCGAGTTCGCGCTCGATCTGCGGCCCGAGCGCCTCGGACTGCTGGCGCCCCATCGTGGGCGTGAGGAGCATGCCCTTCTCCTGCGCCCGAATCAGCGCCTCGGTGGCGGTCATGCGCGGGGTCTCCACGAGGATCTGGAACAGGGTCACCAGGAACGCATCGTCGATGGCCGTGCGCCGCTGTTCCATCTTGTTTTCAT